TGCTGGAAGTGACGAGCGCGAGCAAGTCACCGACCATCTGCAACCCGAGAGCGTGAGCCGCCGCACCGGCGAACCGTTCGATCAGGTTGATGTTGGAGCTGGTGCGCTCCTGATCGTCCACAGAATAGGTCACATGTTTGAATTTATTCAAAGTTATTGCGACATCACTTTGGGTTGTAGCGCTCGCCACGTAGCCGTTGGCCTGCGAGTAGTCCTGTGCAGTCGTCGCAGAGATACGGTGGGTGTAGATCGAGGCGTTGTATTTTGCAGCCTCAGACGAAAAATCTGCGACTGAATTGCGAAGGAACGAATAATCCGCCACGAGGATCTCGAGAGCCCTCTGAGCGATTACGTTGGCATTCGTTGTTCCGAGTGTATTGGCCATTGTAGTGTTCTCCTAGTGGACTGAATTACAGTCCGAGTTTGCGAAGCAGTTCCGACCGACGGGCCGGGGACTTTTCCGCGTTGAATTGATTGAGGATTTCAGCCCGGCCGAGCGGTTGGCTCGATTCAGCGGGAACCGCCACTGCACCAGCAGCGTCGGCCTTGGCTTTTTCCAAAGTGGTCACGGCCTTGTCGGCCTTATCGTCGGACTTGGCGCTCATCTCGGAAGGCATAGGCTTTTTGGCCATGTCTTCCGCGGGAGCTTCAGGAGCCTCGGTGATGTCCTGAGTCGCGTCGGCTTTCATCAGCGCAAGCAGTTCGGCCAGCATTCCGGCGATGTCTGTCAAAGTAGGTTCGGCCATTTTTTCCTCGGGCTTGTCGACAGGTTTATCGGCAGGCATTTCGGCCAGCTCAGCTTTCACTTCGACAACGGGAGCTTCAACGGAAGGAGCTGCGACCTCGGCCACAACGGCCGGCGCGATCTCCTCTTTCTTCACTTCGACAGACGCTTCGTTCATTTGCAGTTTTTTCATGTCAACTGCTGTGAATGCAGAAAACATTCCGGCGGGGTTGGCGGCCGGAGTACTCACCACGCTGATGTCGTAAATTTCGGTTACCCTGGCGAAACGATTGCCGGCGATTTCTTCCGGGACGCCGCTGAATGTAAGGGATAGGCCGAACCCTTCCGGGAGTACTTGCGCTAAGTGCTGAACGAACTGTGCTTCGTTGGTGTTAAACAGGGTCAGATCGCCCATGAGGCGTTCGCCTTCAATCCTGAAACCGTCGATATAACCAAGGATCCCGGAGACCTCGGCCCCGTGGCCCATGGTCACTTTAATCCGCTTCATGGAATTTGCGACTTCGAGCGCCTGCTCGAGCGACTTTTGATCGATCAGCAGATTGTGGCCTTTGGCCTCGCCGATCGTAAGAATAGAAACGTTTGAGAGTTTGTTGGCCATGCAGGCCAACGCGTGTCAAAAACCTAGTTTCTCAGCAGGACTGGACTAGGGAAAATAGGCTGAAAAGTGGCAGGCTGACCGCCTTCGGGTGGCGGAGTGTGGTGATCGCTGATCGCTTGAAAGATTGAGTCGCAGATATGCTTTGCTGATTCTTCGTTTTTAATCGACAGAATCTCATTGTTTAATCCGCCAAGTTTTAGAAGAACCGAGCAACGTGGCTTGCCAACGTACATCTTATAAAGAATGGCAGCGCTTCCACCGGTGATGATAAAGGATGTGGCGTAGGATTTTAATGTGAAAAGAATGGGCCCAAAAAGCAGGCCAAACAGGGAAAGAAAAGTCCAAAGCAAAGTCACGACATTGAAGTTTTTGTTTTTTTCCCATTCGACTCCGTGAATGGCTTGGATTGCAAATTTCTTGTTACCGAACTGCACGACCTGTGAAGTAATTAAAAGTGTGCCGTCATTGTAATAAACATGCGGGCCGGCGGAAGCCGCTTGTTCTTGTTGCTCGTTTTGGTGGTATTCGTCGAAATCAATCCGCCGCATGCCTCAACATTAAACCAGCAAAAACGGCGGACAATATAAATCAGCGTTTCTTTTTAGCCTTTGTTTTTTGATCTTTCAGCCCGACGGCCTTTGCCACCATATCGAGTTCCTTGGCTGACAGGCTAAAGTCAGGATCGTCTTTCATCGTGAAGGATTCTGTCTGTGGCTTAGCGGAAAGTTTCATCTGCCGAACGCACACGGCCGTCCGTTGTGCCGCGTCAGGGAATTCCTTGTTCATGGTCGGATTGCCCATACACCGGCCCATAAAGTTGTCGTCACTTTCGCCAGGATTCTGTGTGGGTAGATCCAGTTCAACCTTCGCTTCCAGATCCGTCTTTGACGTAAAACGTAGTTTGCACGCCCCCTGCCGTTTATCCTGATCGGGATATTCCTTGATCATGCTTGTTTCGGTCATGCACCGATCCATGAAAGCAGATTCGTCTTCACCTGGCGTTGGGTCTGGCATGTTCAGTTCGACCACGGCCGACAGCTCCGCATCCGGCCCTGCGTTCGGATCTTTTTCAGGATTCACGGGAGTGGGTTCGTCCACGGCGGGAGTTTCAGCCACAGGTTCCACCGGAGCGGATCCGCCTTCGCCGTTTGTTGCTGGGGCCGTTTGCACGGGTGCGCCTTTTGCAATCTTCACGGCGTCGTCTTCGTTCATTCCAAAAATAGAAACGAGAATCACGACAGCCTGCTCGGGCGTGACCAATCCCTGACCAATCGCCTGAAGAAGTGCGGTCAGACTTTGAGCGCCACCCACGCCGATCTTTGTGATCAGCGGCTCGGGCTGAACTTCTCCTCCGCCAAGGTAGGCTTGCTCTGTTTTCCTTTGATCCGCGACTTCCATCCAATCCATGCCAAGTTCTCCAAAATAATCGGAAAGAGTCGTCAGTCCGGCTTTGTAATCCTCCCGCGCCTGCTGTGCCTCCCGGCCGGCGTCCACCGTCAGCGACTTTGGAGTCTGCCATGTTACCTTTGCGTAGTCTTCGACGGCCGGCAGATCGCCGTTGGCAATCGCTCCGCCGATGAAATAACGCCATGCCCGATTGCAGAATCTGTCGATCAGTAGGCGTTGGCGTTGTTCAAAACGGCGCTGCGCTTTGGCCACGATGAATCGCATTCCTGCGCCGCCAACGCTGGCAGGGTCGTAAACAAATTCGACAGGAAGGCCCAGCCCCATCGCCACGTCACGGATCAGGAACTTAGCGAACGGTTCAAAGCCAGCGTGCGGCCGGTTCGGCCCGACCATTTCAATTTTTTCGCCCGGGGCCAGCCGCGGGATCGTGGCCGAGCTTGTGATCTCCTCTCGGGCGATTGTGCTTTCGCCGGTATCCTGCGCCTGCACGGTTCCGAAAAATCCACCCTGCCCTGCCAGCTCGTCGCCTTCGTTTGTCGTGATGACAGCGGCGATCGAGCCTTGAAGTTTCAGAGCGTCCTTTTCAAATTCGCCCAACATCTTTAGATCCCGGACGTGATTCAACGCACGGGCCAGTGACGATCCTCCGCGGATCTGATCAGGCCGTTCCAGTTCCATCAGGTGAATGACCGTTTCCGCCCCGAGCTTCCGGTACAGTTCGCCTGTCTGAATCAGGTATGCGGTGGGTTCACCCAGCTTCCCAAGGAACACGCCGTCGGCTGTCCCGTAGTCGTCGCCCTCGCATACCCGGTGACCTTCGACAATTTGCAGTTTCCCCTTTTCAGTCATCACAACGAAGACGTCGCCGTCCACGTCGATCGATCGCGACAAAGTCAGCAGCATATCCGTCCAAGTCATCCGGCCGGTGACTTCCGGGGATGGCGCTACCATGTCACGCCAGTATTCCTCACAGAGTCTTCCAAATTCCTGATCGTTCCCGCGATATTGTGGGCGCAGTCCGGGCCCGATCGAATAGGTGGCAATCGAGTCCACCGCTCCTTTAATCAGACCGACGTTCCGATACATGTGCCGCGCAAGTTTGAGAAGTTCCGTCCTGGTCGCTTCGTTGAGATCGAGGCGTGAATCGCGGGCGTGGGCTCCGTAAATGACCGGGCGTTTCCGTGAAAAGCCTGCTCCCTCGTAAGGTTGGAACGTGCTGATGCCAGCCCCGAATCCTGCGCCGAACGCTTTGATCCCTGCACCCATCCGGGCCACGAGTGAGACTTTTTTCGACATGATTAGCTGTCCAGAATGTAAGAGAACGAGGCGCTGGTACGTGTGACCTGCACGCCGTTCAGGTAATCGATGGCAGCCTGAAACAGTTCAACGCGTTCGGTGGGTTTCAAGTCGATTTGAAAACTGGCGGATTGTCCGCCCGCCGACGTCCCCACCAAAGCACGCCCGGAAGCTGCGCCGGTCATGGCCGAGTTTCGGTCGGCCGCCAGATTGGTCAGCGCTGTCGCTGTAACCCCGGAGGCTTGTGCCAGGTAGTTGGTAGCGACGGCCCGAGTAAGTCTGCGGGAAATGGCCATCACTCGCCCGTGGGTGTCAACGATTCTTCATCGAGAGCGGCTGTCGGCCTGATGATTTTCCCATACACGGCAAAGCCGGCCAGATAAGTCTCGCAGTCATACAAGTGATCCTGACGGCTTTTGATTCGCACCCATTCGTAAAGATCCTTGCCGGTCTTTCGATTGATCCGGTGGATCTTTTTGTGGGAGCTCATGTGTTCTTTGTATTGTGGCGAAACGTCGTGCGCCACTTCCCACAGCGGTCCCTGCCCACGGCGTAGCCATGCCAGCAAATCCTGACAGGCCGGTGAACTAAGCAGGATCAGCATGCAGCCGGCGTCCGTGGGTTGCGTTGCGCTATGCACGGACTTCATCCGACCACGTGGCGTTTCAATCCAATAGAATGGGCGCTCCTCACCTTTCAACGCCGTGAACTTGTAACGGGCCGCAATCCGGTACGTATCTTGCGCTTCAAATCCTGAGTCAATGCAGACGTGCTTCGGATCTACGCCGAGCTCGTGAAGTGTTTGCGCCACGTCCTCGATCGTTCGGCGTCGCCCTTCCTCAATCAGTCGGCTCGATCCGTCCCGGGCAAACGCACGCACGACAAACCAGTACTCGTCGATCTGTCTATCTATGGCCGCAAGTTTTATATGTTCCGTTTCCCATGATTGTTTTTTCGCAAAGGCGCCTGCCGGAATGTCCACAGTCTTGTCGTCGTCGAATTGGTCTTCCCAGGGTAAGGCGCTCCACCCGTTCACGAACCCCTGCAAGCCGTGCAGATAATGTTTTTCAGTCAGGAACTTTTTGGCGCAGTCGGCAATCGTGACGCTCAGCGAATAGTATGACGGCAGCCGGAAGCTACGCCGGCCCGGCTCGGCGTTTGGATTGCCAGCCACCCAATTCCCTTGCTCGATTGCCTTTCGCCGTTCGCCTTCCGTCCACGGGTGGTCGCATTTTGTGCAGTGATACCGGGCCGTCTCTCCCACCTTTTTCATGTCCCACTTTCCGTTTGCGTCCCGAGCTGCGTCGTTCCATCTCACCTGTCCGAATTCCATCGCCTGCGGTTCGTTGCATGCCGGGCATGGAACGTGATAGGTCTCCTGAGATCCGGCCAGATAGTTCGTCCAAATATCGCCGGTGCTGAGTGTGGGCGTGCTGGTCAGGACGTGTTTGCGTGATGGAAATGCCTTTGTGCGTTCTAGGCATAGCGACATGGCGGAACTTTCTTTGTCGGTCGGTGGTGCAAATTTATCCAATTCATCCAAAATTGCTATGCAGCAAGGGCGACTGCTAATAGAGGCCGGACTGTTACTGCCAGTAAGATTTAACGTACAACTAAGAAATTGCATTTCGAGATTTGCAAAGTCGTCGCTGTCGTAAGGAAACAGCGCTTTGACCGGCTTGCATTTTTCAAAGATGGGCACGAGCCGCGTCTTGGAATATGACCGCGCCAAATCCGCGTTTGGCATGACCAGCAAAGACGGCGCTGGGTCGTTGGCGATTCGATACGCCAGCCATACCGCCAGCGTCAGCGTCTTCCCTGTCTGCGATCCCCAGCACAGACAGACCGTGTGAACGCCCGGATCCGCCAGTGCTTCAAGCACGCCGCGGACGTAGGGCGAGTTGGCCGTGGAGTACAGCCCGGGCCGAGCTGTGATCCGGCTGTCCAGTTGGATGTTCCGTTCCGCCCATTCAATCACGGACGGCGGCTTCTCATAATGCCAGCGGACCTTTTCCCGCCGGCGCAGTTCGGTCTGTGCTTTCGTCACAACGCCGCTTCCACCTGCCTCATGATCTGCCCCACCTCGTTCTCGACCTCCGCCTGCACCTCGGCGGCCGGTCGGTTGGCGCAGATCGGTGCCAGCCTTTTCGCCATGCCTTTCAGCAGTGGGATAAGCGCGTTATCCCGGGCGGCCAGCAGCTTGTCGGCCTCATCCACAGGCACCATTTTACCCTCAGCTTCGTTGATGTCGGGCCGGTCGCCTTTCATCTTGCGTAGCGCTTCGACGACGCGGGTGTAGTCGCTGATTAGGGCTGACCGCTCCGGGCCGTTGGCCTGCTTGGCCGCCTCTCCCAGCGTGGCAGCCAGTGATTCCAGTCGGTCGATTTCGCCATCCAAACCGACGCCATCGATCGCCTCAAGTGCTTTTGGCGGGTTTGCGGCCGCCTGTTTTTCAAGCTGACGCCGAGCTTGGCGCAGACCGACGCCGGCAGCGGCGGCCTGTGCATGGATTGCAGTGTTTTTAGGGCGTCCCATAGGTCAAAGTACGGTTTTTAAATTTCACTCAAAAAAGAGGCGGCAGATGCAAGCACCCCGATGATGCCCTATAAAATAAAAGATTCCTTCCATATAGCCCCGTGGCGGGGGGTATGGGGTGGGGGTGGCTGTGGTCTATCACTCCGCCCCCTTCAACTCGTTGTAGGCCCTTACGATGGGCTCTGCTTCGCGTATAAACTGCCCGCGCAGTTCAGCATCCTGGCTGATATATTTCAACCCACGACTGCCCAGCCACTGCCCCACCTTAATCACCGGCCACAGGAAAGACTTGGGCTCTGACGGTACGCTGGCCGTGATCGGATCGGGCAGCATACCAATGCGCAGATATGTCTGCCGCATCTCGCCCGCATCAGCCTGACCTGATGCGATCTTATGCTGAGAAGCTGCGACCTTTTCAAGACGACGGCCCACCTCCTCAGTAATGCCTGCTTGCTCGCATAGATCCCGAACGTCCTCGCCGTCTGTCCGGGCCTGCTGGATAATCGTGCCAGCCTCAGCCGCCAGCCCGATGGTCTTGCCCACCAGTTCCAGCGCCTTGTCGCGTGTGTCGTTTAGTTTAGTGACGATTGCTTTTAATTTCATTTCTTTATGCCTTTCTTGACTGCGGCCATGTTGAATTTTG